ATCTGCTAATGGCTTGTATATCGCTTTTTTTATATCATCTTTTGTTGCTATTGTGAGCCATTCGCCACTTGTCGTATCTTTATAAGCACCTTTACCTGTGCCAATTATGGGCATAATGTTTTTTCTTGCTCGTAATAGTCTGGTATATACTTCGGTTTTACTGGTGCGTAGCACCATATCTGCTGTACTCTCATTGTCATTGCTCATTGTAATTTCCTCTTGGTTAAAAATTTAATATAATCCCTGTATTCTTCGTCTAACTCCTTAAATTCATCTGTACTCATAAACCTTACAACAATATACGTTATGTAGCCATTAATTCCAACCTCTTTTTGCAAAGAATATTCTCTGTAGGATTCTGTAAATTTTGTTTCGTTGGTATACTCATAAATAAAATCCTTAAAAGGCTCACATAATTTCATTATTGGCTTGTAATATTCTAATTGTGTAGTAATGCTTTCTTGATCAGCTTTTATATTCATACATAACCACCTGCAATCCACGCCCAAAAATACAAGTTAGCAAGTAACAACCCAAAAAAAACAACGCTTCCAACGACTTCCCAAAACGTCATATAATCATCATCTCTATTTCTTTTGCTCATTGTAATACTCCTCGTCTGGTGTTTCAAAAGCATAGTGTATCGTTTCATTATTGACCTTTAAACGAACCCAATTTACAGGGCATTCATTTAACCAATCATAAAATTCATCTTTCATTTTTTCGTCTGCATTATTCATTAGTCCTCCTCTAATTGTTTATCTGCTTCTGCGCCTATCTCGTCAAACATCTTGCATACAGCTAATTTATCAAGGTTATAAAGTTTTCTATAATACTCTGGAAGATCTGGCGTCAGATCGTTGACTGGTATTCTCACTTTCTTTGTGCCATATACCGATAAATCTGCACAAAGTCGGTCTAAATCTGAATCTATGTCTTCTCTATTTTTTTGCCAGTTGTTTGGATCTAACTGACTATTGTCAATAATTGATCTTTGCGTACCCAATAAAACATACAAATATTCTTTGTAGTCCCAATGCAATTCACCATTTATCATACTAGCCATTTTTCACCCCCTTTAATAAACTTTCTGGTTTGTTTTCCGCTTTATATACTCTGTAATCAGCTTCTCTATTTCTCCAATACTCAAGTTTGTATTGCGCTTCTTCTATGCCTAATCTTGATTCATATACTTTGTATCTTGTCCAAACTTCAGCGTCAGATCCAACCCAAGAAAATCTGCTATCTTTCACTCTTGTAACATCATTACCATACGATTCGTGATGATACTCATAAATTTCCATATCTATTTCATCTTCGGTCAATCTAATTATATACAACCAATTAATATCGCCGTGTTCCTCGTGGGTTCTTTCAAAGCCTTGCTTTACTAAACCGTCAATTACGTTTTCAAGACTGTTGTTTCGTGTTGTAAAGCTATGGTGTAACCAATCCCCAGTATGTGTTGGGTAACCGTCGTGGTGCTTGTATAACCAAATAACACCACCATTAACATCTACTATCTTAACGTTTGCTCTTGTACTCATTGTTTTATCCTCATATTTGTTTAAATTACCCTATAAGTATGACAGCTTTTTTGTATACGTCAAGTATTTATATACAAAAAATATCTATTTACAAAGCGTATATAACAGCGTATTCTAGTGGTTTTATGATTACAGGAGATATTTTTATATGACATTTAAGGAATTTTTACAAAGGGAAGGCTTGTCATTGGCTAAATTTAGCAAGATTTCTAACATACCAGAGCCTACATTGAACAAATACAAATACAAAAACAGAATACCGCAAAAAGAGAATATGTTGGTTATAACAGAATTGACAAACGGTGAAGTAAAAGCAAATGATTTCTACTATGAGAAATAAATATGAGCTTCAATGTGATAGCGTGGGCTATGAAACAGTCCACAAAGACAACAGGTAGCAAACTGGTACTGATTGTTCTTGCTAATTATGCAGATGAAAAAGGTCATTGTTACCCAAGTCAACAACATATCGCTGATATTTGCGCTTGTTCACGACAATCTGTGAATAAATACATAGCAGAATTAAAAAATATGGGATTTATCAAGATCACAAAAAAATCAAATGGTATGTTGGTCTATAACGAGTATAATCTTGATCTTTCCAATGTAAGTATTAAAGACAATGGCATTACCAATGTCAAAGATACAGTAGAGCAGAGTAAAGATTTTTTACAGAATACTATCAATACACAAATACCTAATCGTTTTGAGGAATTTTGGAAAAATGTACCACGAAAAATTGCGAAGTCGCAGAGCAAAAAAATATATGATCGGCTAATAAAGAAAAAAGAAGTTGATGAAGAATTTTTGATAGATAGAATAAAAGCGTATGCGGTGGCAGTAAAGGACAAAGAAATGAGATATGTCTTACACCCTAGCACTTGGTTAAACCAAAAAAGGTGGGAAGATGAACTTGAAGAAGCAAAGCCTAAAGGTGTAAACTGGTTGGCAGGATAAAGGAGAAAAAACAATGAGCAATACAAAGATTGAAGGATTACAAACGGCAAAAGATATATGGGGATCAGTTGAAGATCTATACTCTGGCAATACAAGTCAACCTTTTGACGTAGGATTTTCCCCTCTTGAGCATTTATATAAAGTTTCACGTGGAACATTTCACGTTTGGACAGGTGTTCCCAATCACGGAAAGTCAAGTTTTCTTATGGATATCATAATGAATATGGCAAAAATACATCATTGGAAGTTTGCTATATTTAGTCCAGAACATTCACTAGCCAATAACATCAAAAGACTTGCAGAAAAATATATGGAAAAACCTTTTGATCTAGGTATGCACGGTAGAATGACAGAGAAAGAGCTAAAAGATAGTTTTGAGTTTATTAATCAGCATTTCTTTTTTATTGATAAACCAGATGAATCCCCAACGATACAATGGATTCTTGATGTTGCTAGAAAAGCCAAAGAAGAATACAACATAGACGGCTTAATCCTTGATCCCTACAATGAGATTAATCCCTCAAGAAGTAGCTCATTGAGAGAAGATGAACATATCAGTAATGTTATATCAGAGATAAAGAGATTTAATAGAGAGACAGAATGTGTGAGTTGGTGTGTAGCGCACCCCACAAAATTACCAAGAAATTCAGACGGTACATTTACAGTAGACGGCTATTCTATAAGCGGATCGGCTCATTGGAACAATAAAGCTGATGTGATTGTGGTTATAGAAAGAGATTATGAGAATGAGAGAACAATTTTTACGGTAAGAAAAGTTAGAGAAGCGGATCTCTATGGGCAGATAGGACAAGCGTTGTTTAAATGGAATAACAAAACAAGGTGCTTTCATTCCCTTGATTCAAATATATGGCGCAAACACAATTAAGGAGACGATATGACAGATATTCAATGGCAGTTAGTAAGGAAAAATATAGATGATCTCAAAGAATATGAGAATAACCCAAGAATATTGACAAAAGATAGGTTGAAACACCTTGAGGACAGCATAAGAAAGTTTGGGTGTGCAGAGCCAATAATTATTAATACAGATAATGTCATTTGTGGTGGACACGGTAGAAAGAAAACATTGGAAAAATTAGAAGTCAAAGAGGTAGATTGCTATGTGCCAAATAGAACGCTTACAGAAAAAGAGTTTGATGAATTAAATATAAGGCTAAATAAGAACGTAGCAGGTGTATTTGATTATGATATGTTGGCAAATAGGTTTGATTTTACAGAATTAGAGGATATTGGCTTTACTGCAAAAGAGTTTGACGTTGATAGTGAAGCCTTGCAAAAATTAAATGAGTACGACTTTTCAGATGACACATATACGCCAGATGATGACGGCTTTCAAAACTCAATAATTCAATATGCTTTGATATTTGATAATGGTGAGCAACAGCATAACTGGTACAATTTCTTAAAAATGTTGCAGGAAAAATACCCAGATCTACAGACACACGCTCAAAGAATAGATCATCACTATCGTACTGTTTATTGCATACAAGGTACACAAGGCACAGAAGGTACAGATGAAAAAAATTAGAAAAAAAGTAAGAACATACATAGATGTCAATGTTTATGATGAAGCAATATCAAGAATAAACCATATTTTTGACACGTTTGATACCGTTGTGGTGCTGTTTAGTGGGGGAAAAGATAGCCTTGCAACCTTGCACCTTGTAAAAGAGGTAGCCAACAGTCGTGGCATTGATAAAGTCAATGTAGTTTTTAGAGATGAAGAACTCATTCCGCAGGTTGTCATAGATTTTGTTGATAAATATAGGCAAATGGATTGGGTAGATATGAAGTATTTTGCTGTACCGCTTTATTCAGAAAAATATGTATTGGGCAGAGTAGAGACATACGTTCAATGGGATAAAAACAGAAAGCATATTAGACCGATACCAGAACACGCAATCAAAACTGAAAAAGATGACGGCAGAATATTTAGTCAATATACAATGGACGCATACACCGCAAGTTTTTTTAAAGGAAAAATAGCCTTTGTCAATGGCATAAGGGCAAGTGAATCACTTATTAGATTCGCTTCTTGTATGAATAAGCTCAATGAAAATTATATCAATGAGGTGAAAGCAAAGATCGGAAGCGTAAGAGTTTGTAAACCCATATTTGATTGGGAAGAAAATGATGTTTTTAAATACTTTTACGAGAAAAATATAGAATACTGCACGATATATGATTGGCAAATGTGGAATGGCGATCAATTTAGAGTGGCTACGCCAATACATCAAGAAGCCAGTAAGAAGTTCAATAAGTTAAAAAGCCTTGATCCTCAATTATATATGCAGGTTGTTGATATATTCCCAGATATGTTGGTGCAGGAAAGATACTACAAAGAGTTTGATCTGGATTCAATCTCAAGAGAATATGGCAAAGATATGAAAAGCGTATTTAGATATATACAAGAAAATATTACAGATCCAAAACAACGCCACGAAGCATATAAAATGTTCAAAAGAGCCGTTACTGCAAATACCAATGATCCAAAAGGTTACCCAGTCAATCACGTTTTGCGTTATTTTGTTACTGGTGCATACAAAAGAGACTTATTACCAATAAAAAGCGAGGAAAATACAGATGAATGATCCAATAAATAATGTTGAATGGATTGACGCCAAAGAGCTTATAGCCAATGATTACAACCCAAATATCGTATTCAATGCAGAGTTAAGAGCGTTAGAAAGAAATATTTTAGACATTGGTTGGGTGCAACCTGTGATAGCTTCAACATCAAAGGTCATTATTGACGGATTTCATAGAACAATGTTGAGTATTGACAGCAAGAAGATACAGGAGATATACAAGGGTAAATTACCTTGTGTGCTGTTTGATGTGCCAAGAGATAAAGCTATGATACTCACAATACGAATGAACAGAGCCAAAGGCACTCACGTTGCGGTGAGAATGTCTGAAATGATCAAAGAGCTTGTAGATACGCATAAATGGGATCACAAGGAAATAGCAGTACAGATTGGCGCAACAAAGAAAGAGATAGATCTGTTGTACCAAGAGGGCGTTTTTAAGTTACGAAGTATTAAAGAATATAAATATTCAAATGCGTGGTACCCACAATTAAAAGACCAATAAACATTACAGAAGGTCGGTTTAACTTACGAGAAGTGAGTTTTGAGATTGTCAAAAGATTTGCGTCAAAAGGCGCAAAAGAACGTGTCAGTATATCAAATACCCAAAATACGCTATGGTTTGCCGTTTCATACAGAAATAATATTATAGGCGTATGCGGATTGTATCTAGCTAAAAACAAGTGTAGAATAAAAGGAGATTATTTATTACCAGAATACAGAGGAAAAGGCATAGGAGAGTTTATCACAATAAGCAGAATGTCAATAATTAAGTCATTGGGTTATGCAAATATAGAGGTTTTGACTTTGCACCCACAATATTACGCCAAAATAGGTTTTAATATACACAAAGAAACACGCAAAGGTATTTGGTACGGAACAAAGAGGTTAGATGAATAGTTATAATGGTTTTGAGCCAAAACAACGTATGAAAGCGTTTAATTGGCTAAAAGAACAAATAGCCAATGGTAAAAGACAAGAAAGACCTAACTATTGCGAGGTCTGCTCACAAGATCAAGGTATATTGATGTATCATTCGGAAGATTATAGTGAGCCATTTGGTGATCATATTGGTCAGTTTGGATTATGCTATGTTTGTCATATGATGATTCATTGTCGTAGAAACAAGAGATCGTGGAATAATTATAAAAAGTACATCAAAACAGGGTTACGTCATAAGCCATATTATAAAAATGATTGGAATAGGTTTAGAGCCGACATTTTATTAGAGAAAAAATACGAATGGGAAGGGCAGAATCCTTTGTTATCAGAGCCAAACATATTGGATAAGATTGAAAAAGGGGAATATTTGAATTATAGTTTGGGAAATAGTGGGAAAATATGAGCAAAAAATTAACAGATTCAATTAAGGAAGAAATTAGAAATCTATACGTTCAAGGCATAGATGAAAATGGATCACGAGTATTGTTTACTCTTGACGCATTGGCTAAAAAGTACGAGATACCTCAAAGCACTCTATACAGACACGCTCAAAGTGAGGGGTGGAAAGTACAACAAGAGCAATTTCAATATGAGTATTTAAACGAATTAGACGAGAAAAGAAAAGCAGAGCTAGTCAAAGAATCCAAAAAGTTTGATAGCGATACATTGGCAGTATCAAAAGCATTGTTAGGTCAAATAGGTCAGTTGATACAGAAAGCTCAACAAAATGCGGATTTTAGCCCTGCACTAATCAATCAATTAGCAGAAGCCACATTGAGAGCGCAAAAGATCGGTAAACTATCATTAGGCGAATCAACGGAGAATATGAGTTTAAATGCAAAAGTTGAAGACACATCAGCATTCAGAGAAGCTATGGAATTGCTTGACGAAGTTGCAGAGCAACGCAGAGAAGTCAGCAGTAAGCCTATACACTAACTGGATCAAAACAGCGAGAGCAAAGCAATTACCGCCAAAAGAGGATTATTTTATATGGCTCATACTTGCAGGGCGTGGTTGGGGGAAAACCAGAACAGGCGCTCAAGATATTGCTCTATATGCTTTACGCAATCCCAATACGATATCAGCAGTCATAGCACCAACGTTTGGGGATCTACGCAGAGTATGTTTTGGTGGTCAAAGTGGACTTTTATCTATCATTCCCAAAGAGTGCTATGCGTCAGATTTTGGTACAAGTGGCTATGCTTCAAGTATCTGTGAAATACGTCTTGCCAATGGATCAAAGATTGTAGGATATGCTTCAATCAATGTAGAAAGGCTTCGTGGCCCACAATTTCATAGAGCGTGGTGTGATGAATTAGCGTCTTGGCAATATCCAGAAGCGTTTGATCAGTTGATGTTTGGATTGCGTTTAGGTGAGAATCCAAAGTGTGTAATTACCACAACACCAAAGCCAACGCCATTGATTAAGAAGCTGATAGAAAGACAAGATGTACACGTTACAAAGGGTAACACGTTTGAAAATGAAGCTAATTTAGCGAAGTCAGCGCTTTCTATGTTGAAATCTAGGTACGAAGGGACGTCATTAGGGCGTCAAGAGTTATACGCAGAAGTTTTAGAAGATGTAGACGGTGCGTTATTTAACAGAGCCAATATAGATCAAAACAGAGTAGAGAAGCCACCCCCATTGTCAAAAATTGTCATAGGTATTGATCCTGCGGTAACAAGCAATAAAAACTCTGATGAAACAGGATTGATTGTGGCAGGTAGGACTGATGACGGTCAATATTACATTTTAGACGATAGAAGTGGTATTTATTCACCAGATAACTGGATTAAAAAAGCATTGATGTTATATTATGAGTACGAAGCGAATTACATTGTCGCAGAAGTAAACAATGGGGGAGATTTAATTGAGAAGTTATTACGTACTCAAGACAGTAAAGTGCCATATAAAGCAGTTAGAAGCTCACGAGGTAAAATGTTAAGAGCAGAGCCAATAAGTAGCTTGTATGAGCAAAATAAGGTACATCACGTAGGCGTTTGGAAAGAGTTAGAAGAACAAATGTGCATTTATACTGGAAATACGATAACATCACCAGATAGGCTTGACGCTTTAGTATTTGCTATAACGAGTTTACAATCAAGCGGATCAGCAGTTTTTAAAATTAGTTGAGGTTTAAAATGGGATTATTTGATAGATTTAAAACCAAACAAATTGAGCAGATACAAACAAAAGAAGCACCACAAGTCATAATCAATAAGATAAACGCTTATAGTGGAAAAACAAACCGAAGATACAAAGACTATGCTAAAGACGGCTATCAAGAAAATGCGATAGTCTACAAGTGTATATCAATGATCGCCAACAATGCTTCTGCCGTCAAAATAAAAGTTTTTAGTGGGGATAAAGAGTTAGATAATCACCCATTAATATCATTATTGGATAGACCAAATCCACTACAGTCTGGGGTAGAATATTTTCACTCAATGATCAGTTATTTATTGATCTCTGGAAATACATATATGCTCAAAGATAAACAGGTTGGTATGCCAAAAGAATTATATTTATTGAGACCAGATCGCATTGATATCAAATCTGGAACATCAATGATTCCAACGTCATATTGTTACAAAATTGATAATAAAACTATCAATGAATATCCTGTGGATAAGTTGACTGGGTTATCACAGATTAAACACGTTAGACTATGGAATCCATTAGATGATTTCTATGGTTTAAGCCCAATAGTTGCAGGTGCTTATAATATTGATCAACATAATTTAGCAGGTTTGCACAATGTAGGATTGTTGAAGAATGGTTGTACACCGTCAGCTATGTTGAAGTTCCAACCAAAAGACGAAACAGGTATGTCAGCGACACTAACTGATGATCAAAGAGCTATGATATTAGAGGATCTTGAGTTTAGATTTAAAGGATCAAACAATAGCGGTAGACCAATGTTGCTAGAAGGCGATTTTGATTATGTTCAAATGGGATTGAATCCAAAAGATATGGACTTCTTGGAGTTGATGAATATGTCAGCTAGAGAGATTGCATTATGTTTTGGAGTACCTGCGCAATTAGTAGGTATTGCAGATCAAACGTATGCCAATGTCGCAGAAGCTCGTTTGAGTTTATA